TCTCGGCGAAACCGCTGCCAGGTTTGGCCGGGTTCCTGACTACTGGCCGATTTCGGGAGGTATTGCCGTATGGGCCGCAGAGGACCGCAGCCGATGCCTAACGAGGTCGCAGCGCTGCGCGGCGTTCGCAAATCGCGCATTAACGACGCTCGGCCGGTCCCGCGAACGATGCCGCCCGACATGCCGCCCGGCCTTACCACGGGCGGCGAGGCCGAATGGAACCGGGTTATTCCCGATCTTATCGCTATGGGTACGGCTAAGGCCGTAGATCAGGCGGCGCTAGCGGCGTATTGCGAATGTGTGGCGCTGTTCTATTGGCTGTCCGATCTGATCAATAAATCGGGGCCGCTTATTTTCGGCGAGGACGGCGACGCGCGTAAGAATCCGCTTATTGCCATGCGCCGGGATGTTAGTTACGAAATGCGAATGTGGGCTAGGGAGTTTGGGTTTACGCCGAGCGCTCGGCAGCCGATGCGGGTCGAGCATGCCCATACGGTTATCCCGGCTGATCGTTTGCTGACGGGCTAATGCGTTTCGTTTGCCTCGGCGGGCTGGCGCTCGGCCTCGCGGCAGTGATGGCGGTTATCGGTTATGACTTGATTACGAAACCGCGCGATATTTGGATCGTGGTTTGTTACGTGGCCGGAACGGTTATGGGCATTGCGCTAGACCGGAACCGGCCGCGCCGCTAGGGTAGGCCTCGGCGTTAGTGGGGGGAGTGATGCCTATGCGCCCGGATTAACCCGATGCCCGCCGGCGGCTAGTCAGACCGCCGTGTGAGGGTAAACCCGTTTAAGGCAGGCCGGCCCGGATCGCCGTTTAGCGCGCGATCCGGGCCGGCTGGGCGTTAGGGTCGGCTGTGTCACCGCCCGGCCTCGCCGACCGGGTACGGGAACCGGGATCGCCGGGCTAGTTCGGTTGGGTATGCGCCGGCGACGTGGCGCGCGAGGGCAGGCGCTTAACGTGGCCGCTCGGCGGCGTTGCTCGGGTTCGGCGTCGGCTGCCGGCCGGCGAGCGGCGAGCCGGGCGGCTGCGGCTGTCTAGGACCGGCCTCGGGACGTAGGCAACCGCCAAAGTTATCCGAGGTCAACCGAGGCCGGCCAGGACCGGCCGCGCGCCCGGAATCGAACCACCGAAAACGTAAACGCGCGGCCGGCTAGCTGACTCTATCGGCGACGACATGGCGGCGCGAGGCCGCGCGGCGTAGCGTGTCGAGTCCGTTACGAACCACCGACAGAACCGGAAGGAACCACCGATGCGGCTAGCTACCTCTGATCGCGTATGGGCGGTCGAACAGCGCGGCGAATACCTGCGCGTGACCTATAACGGGCGTTTCGCCGGCGAGGTTCACGGCGAGATAACCGGCGATGGTTTCGCCGGCCTCGGCTCGGATGCGCTCGCGGCGCTGGCGCGGCTCGGCGTTCCGGTCGACGCGCTGCTCGCCGAGCCCGAGGCCGAGGCCGGCGACGGTCCCGACCCGCGTAACTACCTCGCCGCGCCATGACCGAGGACCAGGCCGACGCCGAGCCCGAGCGCGAGCCCGCCGAGGCCGACCGGCCCGACCCGGACGCGCCGGTTAACGCCGGCCCGCTGACATGCTGGGGATGCCGCCGCGTGACTATCGTTCGGCGCGGTAAATGGTGGTTTGAATCCGGCTCGGGCGAATTGCATACCTGCGCCGGGCCGGGCGGGTAGGCTGCCGGTCCCTGGCCGGGCCGGTTTGGCGCGCAGGTCTATGCAGGACGTTGGCGCGTTCCTGGTAATTGCGCGCCGGGCAACCCACGATAGGTAACCGGCCCGGCTAGGTTAGGCGCAGAGCGCGCCACGGCTGCGGCTGTGGCGCGCTCTGCCGCGTCCGGGCATGGTCGGCTAGCCGGGCTCGGCGAGGCGCGCAGAATCACGCGCAGCGCCGCGTGGCCGGTTAATGGCCTTAGTTCCGTTTAACGGTCAATAACTAGCCAAACTAGCGAGCGCGCAGCAAACTACCCGCATGGCAGCCGCGCCGTATTACAGCGATGACCGGGTATCGCTATACCTCGGCGACTGCCTAGACCTCGCCGACGTTTGGCTACCGGCCGGCGTACTGATAACCGATCCGCCATACGGGCGCGATTGGCGGCCGAGCCCGACCCGAGCCCGGAACGGCTCGGCGAGGCATTCCGGGCATGACGGGATCGCCGGCGACGCCGACACAGCGACCCGCGACGCAGCCCTAGCCCTATGGGCCGGGCGGCGCGCGATGGTATTCGGGCATCTACAGCTAGCGCCGCCGGCCGGGACACAACACGTTCTGATTTACCGGAAGCCGCCCGACGCCGGCGGGCGCGGCGGCGCGGCCGGTTTCAGGCGCGACGCCGAGGCCGTCTATTTGCTCGGCGACTGGCAGGCCGGCGGGCTCGGCGGGCAAACGTCAATCCTTGAAACCGGCGCGCGCTCGGCGGGCAACCCTAGCGGCCTCGCCGCCCGCTACGGGCATCCCCACGCGAAACCCGTCGACGTGATGGAACGGCTATGCCTCGCCGCGTGGCATTGCGGCTGCGAGGTTATCGCCGACCCGTTCGCCGGCAGCGGTTCGACGCTGATCGCCGCCCGGAATCTAGGCCTGCGCGCCGTCGGCGTTGAAATTCACGAACCATACGCCGAGCGCGCGGCTATGCGGCTCGCGCAGAGCGCGCTAGTGATCGGGCCGATTCAGCCGACGGCCGGGCGCTCGCCGGTATGGACCGCTGACGGGCTATGGCAGCCGTGACCGAGGACCGGCGCAGCTATCCCGTATGCGGGCGCGAGTTTGACGGGAAACGGTGCCGCAAACGTGGCGAGCATATGTGCGAGCCGCGCGTCGGCCACGTAACCGCATTTTTCCGCGAGTTGCTAGTACACACTAAAGGCGATTGGTCCGGTAAACCGTTCATTCTGGCGGGCTGGGAATTGCGCCGGGTAATCCGGCCGCTGTTCGGAACCGTGACATACGACGCCGGTTGGGGTAAATACGTTCGCCGGTATCGTGAGCTTTACCTATCGACCGGGCGCAAGAATGGCAAGACAGAGATTATCGCGGGCTGCGTTCTGTATCTCCTGATCGGCGACAGCGAACAAGCCGGCGAAATTTACGGGCTAGCGCTAGATAAAGACCAGGCCTCGCTAGCGTACCGGGCCGCTACGCGCATGGTTGAATTGTCGCCGGCGCTACAGCGGCGGCTAGTGATCGCTAAAGGCGCTAAGCGGATAGCCGACGAACGGACAGCATCCTTTTTCGCCGTCGCCGCCGGCGACGCTATGGGATCGCTCGGCGCGTCGCCGTCGGGCGCGTATATAGACGAATTGCTTACGCAGCCGAGCCGCGATCTATACGACGCGATTACAACGGGTTTCGGCGCGAGGTCGCAACCGATTCTAATACTGGCGACCACGGCCGATAATGACCCGTCCGGTTTCGCTGCCAGCGAACGCGAATGGTCGGAGCGCGTCGCCGAGGATGGCAGCCTAGATTATCGGCGGCTAGTGGTTATCTACGCCGCGCCGCCCGAGGCCGATTGGACGCGCCGCGAAACCTGGGCGCTAGCTAACCCGGCCCTAGGTGACTACCTAGACCCGACGGTACTAGCCGACGAATGCGCTAAGGCGCAGCATAACCCGGCCGCAGAGCGCGCATTTAGGCAATTCCGGTTGAATCAACAGAGCGCGCCCGCCGGCCGGGCTATCGACCTCGGCGCGTGGGATGCCTCGGCCGGCGCGGTTGACCTCGCGCAGCTACACGCCGCCGACTGTTACGCGGGATTGGACCTCGCGTCGACGTCCGACCTCGCTAGCTACTGCCTAGATTTCCCGGCCGACGACGGCTCGCATGACGTTCTGTGGCGGGTATTCGCGCCCGATTCGGCTATGTCGGAACTTGACCGCAGGACGGGCGGGCGCGCGTCGGTATGGGCGGCGCGCGGCCTGCTAACCGTGACAGCCGGGAACGTCATTGATTACGAAGCGATTAAACACGCGCTGCGCGAGGACGCCGAGCGGTACGACATTCGCGCCGTGGCGTTCGATAGGTGGGGCGCGACGCAGCTTAGTAGCGAACTAATTGACGAAGGTTTCCCGCTAATTCAGGTCGGGCAGGGTTTCGCGAGTATGTCCGGGCCGACTAAGGAACTGCTACGGCTAGTCGCGGCAGGCCTTTACCGTCATGGCGGTAACCCGCTAGTCAGATGGCAGGCCGGGAACCTGGTAACTAGTACCGACCCGGCCGGGAATCTCAAGCCTAATAAGGCTAAGTCATACGAAAAAATCGACTCGATAGTAGCCGCCGTGATGGCACTCGACCAGGCGCTAAGGCGCGCGCCCGTCGCCGACGATTACGCCGCCGCAGGATGGTAAGGGGAAACCATGACATACCTAGACGACATGCGGCAGGCCTGCGCCCGCCAATTGGACTGGCAAGCGAATCAAGCGGCCTACTATCTGAGTTATTACGATAATGAGCCGCCGATCATCGCGCTATTGGAGACGCAGGAACGCCAAACGTTTAGGAAATTCCTAGACGAATCACAGACTAACTGGTGTGAGCTTATCGTTAATAGCGTCGCCGAGCGGCTGGCCGTGGTCGGTTTCAATTGGGCCGCATCCAGTGATACGGCGTGGCAACTATGGCAGGCCAGCGAACTAGACGCCGACAGCGAACTAGCGCAGACCGACGGGCTAGTAACCGGCTCGGGCTATGCCCTAGTACAGCCCGACGACAATAACCCGACCGGCGTAAGCATCACCGTAGAATCACCCCTAGAGGCTACGGTTATGTATGCGCCCGGTAACCGGCGCGAGCGGACAGCCGGGTTTAAGCGGTTCACAGACTACGATCAGAACGTTACAGAGGTTCTAATCCTGCCCGACGTTATCGCGACATGGCAGGGAAGGAGCGGCGAGCCCGCCGTCGAAAATAACCCGGCCGGGCTAGTCGGCCTAGTGGAAATCAGGCCGCAGCCGAGGACGGTAGGCGCGCCGCGCAGCGAAATAGACCCGGCTATACCGTGCGTCGACCGTATTCATACCACGACGTTTAACAGATTGGTAGCGAGCGACTATGGCGCATTTCGCCAGATTTGGGCTACCGGCGTTAAGCTAGCGCGGCAGATAATCACAAGCGAGGACGGGACCGAAACGACCGTTTCGGTTAAACCGTGGGATATTGGCGCTAACCGGCTATTGGTAGCCGAGAATCCCGACGCGCATATGGGCGCGTTTCCCGGCGATTCGCTGTCCGGTTACCTCGCCGCCGTCGCCGAGGACATAACCCATATGGCAGCCATAACGCAGACCCCGGCCCATTACCTAGTCGGCCGGATGGTAAACCTTAGCGCCGACGCGATTAAGGCTGCCGAGGCCGGGCTAGTCGCTAAGGTTCGGCGGCGCATGCTGCATATCGGCGAGGCATGGGAGGACGTTATGCGAATCGCGCTCGGCCTTATCGGCGACGCCGGCGCGACCGACCTAAGCGGCGAGGTTATCTGGCGCGATCCCGAAACGCGCAGCGACGCGCAGGTCGTCGACGCGCTAACGAAAATGGCAACGCTCGGCGTCCCTAAAGAAGTTTTGTGGGCTAAATGGGGTGCGAGCCCGCAGGAAATCGCACGCTGGCGCGGCATGGCCGACGCCGAGGCCGCTACGGCTGCGGCGAATCAGGCCGCAGCGCTCGGCGCAGGGGACATAGCCGCGCTGATCAATGCGGGAACGCAGCCGCAGCCGACGCAGGCGAGCGCGAATGGCGGTTAATCATCCCGCTACGGCGCTGTACCGAGCCCGGCTCGCGACCGGCCGGGCCGGCGTCCTAGCGTTGCTCGCCGCCGTATGGGCAAAACAGTATGACCCGCATAACCCGCTAGCGTCGCTGCGGCGTATCGGAACGCTCGCCGGCGTTTTCACCGTTCGCGCGCAGGCCTCGGCCGTGATTCAGGCGCGAACCTACCTCGCGCGGCTGTCGGCCTCGGGACCGGGCGCAGACCCGTTCGCCGTTCCCGAGGACGTTATAGGCACGTCGGCTAGCGGGCATCCCGTAACCGCGCTAACCGCGCTCGCGCCCGCCGTCTATTTCAAGCGCATTAGCGCCGGGCAGTCGGCCGAGGACGCCGGCGCGGCCTCGCTGGCATGGCTTAACCGGCTCGCCGCATCCGAGCCGTATCGGTCGGCGAACGCGACCGTAACTCATAACGCGATCAATGATGATCGTTTTACCGGCCTGGTAATCAGGATCACGGCCGGTAACGCCTGCGATTTTTGCACGTCCATAGCCGATCAGGGATACACGGCGACGGGCGCAGATTTCGCCGCACATAGTAACTGTCAATGCACAGCCGGCCCGGAGGTATCGCCGTAATGACTAGCCCGACCGAACCGACCGCACAGCCGCCGACCGACCCGGCCGCGCCGCCCGGCCAGAATGACCCGCCGAGCGCGCCAGGAACGCCGCAGCCGGGCGCGCCGCCCGAGCCCGGCCAACCGGGCGCGACCGAGCCCGAGGACGCGCAGGCGCGGCTACAGCGCGCCGAGGCCGCGCTAGCCGACGAACGCCGGCAGCGGCGCGAGGCCGAGCGGCAGCTAGCCGAGGCGCGCCGGCAGACCATGCCCGAGGCCGAGCGCGCGCTAGCTGCGGCGCGCGAGGAGGGCGCGACCGAGGCGCGCCGGGCCGCTGGCGCTGCGCTCGCCGCCGCAGAATTTCGGGCGGCAGCCGTCGGCGTCCTCGCCGATCCCGACGCAGCCCTAGACGCGCTAGACCTATCCCGGTTCGTGAACGATCACGGCGAGGTCGACCGGCGCAAAATCGGCGACCTGGTTAAGCGGCTCGCCGCCGCTCTGCCGGCGGCTGCGAATGCCGGGAGGATTCCCGCCGGCTCGCGCGGTACGCCGGCTAATGACGATTTCCTGCGCTCGGCCATGCGGCCGGGCCGGTGAACAGCGAGGGAACCGCTATGGCCGAGCAATTCAGGAACCCGAACGAATGCGTATGCGGCTACGTCGGCGAGGACGCCGGCGACCTCGCGGCGCATATCGCCACGCAGGCCGTTAACGGCGACCGCGACCACGGGCACAAGTGGATAACCGGCTATGGCGGCGTTACCGCTAAGAAACCGAGCGCGAGCGGCGGCGAGGCATAGAGGCCGATCCCGGCCAATCCCGGCCAATCGCTAGGCATGGCGGCGAGCCCGGCGCAGACTAGCGCCGATGCCGGCTCGCGCGATGCGGCCGGCAGCCGGTAGCCGAACCCGGCGCGCGAACGATGGCGCGAGGCCGAGGCCGGTTGCGCGCGGCGCGATGCGGCGCAGCCCGGTAGCGCGGAAAGCGGCGCGACA